TACTCGCAACGACAAGGATCCATAAATTAGTGAACCATTTCGGAAGCTCCGAGAACATCTCAAAAAACAGTTTTACCTTGTCCATTGCTGTCGGATCGTCCGATACGACTGCCCAGGCCAGCACTACGATAGGCGTACTTAAAATTATTAAAACTGCCTCGTCTTTCCAATCTGATTGACGGGCTTCTAATAGTTTTCCTTGGTAAGCTTCCTTACCTTCGGCCATACGAGACGCATGCATAAGCTGTGCATCTGACATTGCCATCTTAGTCTTCTGCTTGTTAGCATAAATCTTTGATCCTGCCGAAACGGCTAGTTTTATTGCACTAAACCACATATTAATTACCTCTTTCTTCTTTTAGAGCACTTTGAAGCAAAGTTTTTTCGATAGAAGTCTCTGCACGTAGGTTTGCAAGCTCTTCATTCTGTTGTAACTTCTCATCTTGGTTTTGATCGTTCATCATTGCTCTCATTTTATCAAGATTTAGTCTTTCTTGACCTTCTTTTTCTTTTCTCTCATTTTCTTGTGCTTGTAAATCCAATTCTCTTGCTCTTAACTGTGCAATTGGGTCATTTCCATAGTCACCATTAATTTTTTTCTCTTCATTCATGAAGTCTTCAGTTAATTCTGCAATTAAAATTGCTTTTCTTGACTCAATTTTTTGTTGTAGCATTTGAATGTCGTTTTGCATGTTAGGATTTTGCTGCATTGCTTGTGGATTCTGCATCATTTGTATCATTTGTTGTAATTGTCCTAACTCTTCTCTAAATTCTAACTCAATTTGTTCTTGTGCCATTAAAGAAATGTGTTCTAAACAGTTTTTATGTATAGCTGCACCTATCATTGGTGCATTTTTTACTAAACTAGTTGCCATAAAGTTTAAATGTGAAGTCATATGTGCTCTATGATCTTGTCCAGGAAACGCTTGAAAAGGTTTTCCAGCTAATGCATCAATATGCTCTAACGCTGGATCTTTTGGAGTTGGTTTTTCTGGTTTTTTTAAAAGTAAATCTATATCTTTTGCACCTAATGCTTCATACATATTTCTAAACACTTCATATTGATTATGAATTTGTGGATTAGCTGCTGCTAATTGCATTTGTGTTTGAGCTAAAGATATTCTTTGTGTTTGAGAAAAAATATTAGGATCTGCAACTGGTAAAATGTCTATTTTGTCATCAAAGTCAGTTTGTTTAATTTGTTTTTGTCCACCAACAACATCATAAGGATATACAGGTGGTAGATATAATTTACATACTCTAGCCATTAAAGTAAATTCTTGTTTCATTGAAGCATACATTCTTTTGTGAACTGCAGACATAACACGAGAACCTCTTTCTAACATTGCAACAGTTGTACCAACAGCTGCTTGTTGATTACCATCACCAACTTGCATATCAGCAATTGCTGCAAATCTTTGACCTGCTTGAACAACATTACCCATTAAATTAAATAATGTAGCTGACGGTTCTTTAAATGGTAAAGGCATAAATGCATCTCTAATACTTCCTCCAGGTGCATCGACATCTTTAAACTCTCCTGGTTGAATTGGTTGTGCTTCATCTTTAACTCTAATACCACGCATTTTAAATCCTGCTGGCATGTTAGATAAAGTTCCTGCATCTAATAATGATCTTAAGGCCATTGTTGCAGTTCTACTTAATCCACCAATCATGTGTATTAATCCAAAACCATAAAAACCTAAACCTGGTAAAAATTTAAAGTGAACAAAGTATTGTATTTTTGCTTTTAGTTTATCACCAACTTCATAGTTTCTTCTTATAGATAAAACTTCTTTTGATGCTTCTTCAATTGTTACAATGTATGGTAATTTAATTCCTGTAGGTTCTTGTTCAGGACTCATGTCTTCAAAACCTGTTAAATCTAAATCTACATGACATTCTAAAAGTGTAAATAATTTTTGATCTCTACCTTTTGTTCGACCTTCTAACTCACGTTCTTTTTGTTCAGTTTTGCTTTCTTCATTCTGACCTGGAGTTAATTCGATGTCTTTATAAAATCCTGCAACTTGTTGTTTACGTAAATCATTCTCTGACATTTTAACAACATGAATAATTGATTCCGCATCTTCTAATGAGGTAGCAGTATACGGAACAATTAAATCATCTGCGGGTACAAATTTTGAAACGGTTCTTTGATGTATATCATCATAGTAAACTTTTTTAAAAGCAGAACCGGATAGTGGTAAATAAAATAACATTTGATCAAACTCAGCTTCGTATTCTTTCATCTCTGTCATAATTTGATAATTCAAATAATCTTTAACACGAATAGCTTGTTGTTCTTTTTCAGGAGTTGGCATTCCAACCATTTGAGTTCTTACAGGTCCACCTGCAGGTAATAACTCTTTGTAAGCTTGCGCTTGAAATTGTGTAACTGCTTCAGCTAATACTGGGTGAGTTGCACCACTTGCTCCTTTAAATGGTTCTGTGCTTTTTTCATATTTAAAACCTAAAAGTTCTAAACCTTCTTGATAAGCATGTTCCCATTCTTTTCTTGAATTTTTGTAATCACTATAATTGTCATATAACTCATGACCTAATGGACTTAAAATAGAATCATCTAATAAATCTGCTAAGTTTGCAAAATGGCCTTCATCTTCACCTGGGTTTACTAAACCTGGTTGAAAGTTTACATCTACTGATCCATCATCGTTTTCTTGAACGTCAACAGGATTAGCAGATTGTTTTTTAGCCTGCTCTTCTGCTATTTCTACTTCAACTTCTTCTGGACTAGGTACTTTTATAGTTTGTTCTACGTTGGGTAAAACTTTGTCTATTTCTGCCATTTATTTTCTCCTGTTTAACTGTCTTAACAGTATTATATTTAATATTCAACCCTTGAGGTGTTGGCCCTCTTCTTGGTGGTGGACCTGATTTTTTGCCTATCATGCCATTAAACTCGCAAGTCCATCTTTATCTTCAGGTGGTGTTTCACTCATGGCAATTTTAATTTCTTCGGGATCTATTAATTTTGGAATGTAGTCTGGATCGAGTTCCATTTTTTTTTGTTCTATCTCCCATAAACGATCAGCTTCTTCTTGCTGTTTATCTGTTGTTGCAACTTTTTTTGATTTTGCATATTTAATTTTGTCTTTTAGACTTACACCAGATCCAAAGGCAGCAGAAGCTAAAAGTTCATCTGGTCTTGTATAACCTTTTTTGTATGCATCATACAACCCATAAGCCGCTAATGCTGGTGTAGCAATTGCTCCGACAACAGGTAAAAATCTAGATGCTTTTAATGCACCCATGATTCCTGGTTTACCTACTTTACCAGCAAATTTTGATATATTCTTCATTGAGTTTTCTCGTAAAGTTTCAACAGTTTTTTTATCTAATCGAGAATCTAATTCAGATAATTTTTTATTTTCTAAAATATCTGTTGGATCTAATTCTTGCGATGCAGAGCTAAAATTTATTACAAACGGTTTTTTAGTAATAGGATCTATTGCTTCAAATTTTTTATATCCTCCTGACATAGCCGCAAGATCAGTTCCTTTTTTGTTTAAAATATCTAATTGATTTACTAAATCTTTAGGGTTTTTTTTAATGAGATTATCCATTTTTTTATAAATAGCATTCATTTTTGCATCTATGTTATCTAGATCTTGCATATTAATTTTAGCTTTTGCATAACCTATTGTACCTGTTCTAACATCTTTAGTATAAAGATCGGACATATGACTTTTATGAAATTTTTCATTTCCAGTTAAACGTTTTTCATAAGTTAAATTACTTTTTTTCTTTAAAGCGTCTCTTCTTTCTTTTTGAGTTTTTGCACCAGTTGGATCGTCTGCTCCAATTCCTTTTTCATATTTTAAATTTAAATTTTCTCTATAATATTTTGTAGCTCTTTCAATCTGTCTTTCAGATATTTCAGGATATTTTTTTGCAAGAGCAGGAGCTCTTAATTCTATTGGAGTTGCTTTACCTGCAGGAAATTTTAATTTTTTTTCTAAATCTTTAATAAACATTTTCTCTCTTTTAGGATCAGGCCAAAATGGTTTTCCTGTTTCTTGTTGTAATACTACTTTTGTTAATTTTCCAAATTCATCAGCTTGTTTTTTATTTAAAAAAACTCTTTGAACCTTACCATCTACAAAACGATTAATAGCATATTTTCCTTTATTAGGTCCTTTCATAATTAATTGTGGTTTTATAGAACCTTTCATACCTTCAGGAATTAAACTTGTGCCTCGTTTAAGCATAACCCTGCCGCCTGTCGCATTGGGTTTTCTAAACATAACATCGAAATCGTCTAAAGTTTCTGCTGGAAGTTCTTTACCTTCTATAATGTCGTATCTTCTTGGTCTTAAAAAACTATCGGGTGCTTGATCCATTTCTGTTGATGCATCAGCCATCAAAGTTCCTTGTCCCTTGTCGCCTGTATCAAGATTCAGGGGACTGGGGTCTCCTACAATTCTTTCTCCTGTGTATTGCTCTTCAATATCTTTTAGTCTTTGAAACAAATCAAAGGCTATTGTTTTTTCTCTGTCATTAATTTCTAAAGGTTCAGGTGACCCTATGGAGTAACCTACTCTGCCGCCTGTTGCCATGTTTTGGTTTACATATTTTTGTGCTTGTTTTCTAATCTCACTTGGAATTCCTACGTTTTCGTATTCTATTCCTGGGTTAGGATATTCTATTTGTTTTCCGTCTTCCTCATAAAAAAATTTTCCTCCTGTATCTTGTGCAATATATTTTGCAAAGTCAGGTTTTGCTTCGTACTTATCTTCTTGAGTTATTGTACCTAAATTTAATTCAACAGGAATTTCTTCTCCTTGCTGAAACCCTGCAACAATTCTTGCATATTTAGAAGCATCTATATCTCCAGCTTCTAATGCATTTTTAGCTCTTTCTAATATTTGTTTGTCTGATTCATATTGTTTGTATGATTCTGCTGTATTAGGCATCATTTTTTTCATAGATTCCAACCATTCTTTATCTTTTTCAGCTGAAAAAACTTTATCTAAATTCTCATATGTATCTAGGTGAGGGATAACTTTAGTATATTCTTTTCTGCCTTCAAAATATTCTTTATTATCATAAAGAGTTCCTCCTCCAACATTTGGACTAAAATTGTGTTTATCCTTTACAATAAAATTTCCTTCATCGTCTTTAGAAAAAGTTGCTTGCCCCAAGGTCATATCAATATTAGTTGCAGGATCTGTAAAAGCTTTAGCAAAAGAAAGTTTTCCCTTATCTAATTCATAACCAATTATATTAGTTCTACCTGTTCCAGTAGTTGTTAAACCCGATACAGCATTGTTTCCCATACTGCCTTCAGCTTCAGCTTTCGCTACTCTTTTTTTAATTTCTGATAATTCACTTTTACTAAAAAAATCTTCAGTAATCTTATCAGTAACACCTGCTAAATTTCTTAAATATAATCTAACTGAAGAAGGGAGTGCTTTAGTATTGGTTAACATCTTTACTAGTTTAGGATTATTTCTCATAATCTCTATGCTTTTAGGATTTAAAATAAAAGAAGATAAAGTATTTATTATATTCTCTGTTGACATAATTTGTTACCAATAATATTTATAATTTTTAGGAGGACGTTTTTCATCCTCATAATCTTCAGGGTGTTCTAATAAACCTCCCTGTCTAAAACGCATTACAGCTTGTGTTGTACTATCAACCAAGTCATCATGATCCCCATAAGGAAACGCAGCGCACTCTTCTATTACTTCTTGCGCAAACTGTTTACTCAAAGGTGCCCATATATTACCACTTTCAAACAAAGGTGCAACAGAATTAACTCTAGTGTGTTTATCGTTTCCACGTGACGGAGTGTAGTTTACAACAGGTATACCCATATTTCTTAACTCATAGGTTAATGGTAATCCAGATGCTTTAGCTTCAACTAATACAGTTTCAGGTTGCCAGTAATCATATTGTTCTTTTGCAACACGACGTAGTTCAGGAAATTCATATCTTTCTTTTATTGCATCTAACAACAATAGTTGTGGAGGACCATCTTCATTATGTCTAAAGATACCCCAAGTAGTTATCGCACTATAGTCAGCAGTTTCTTTTTTCATAAATGCAGTATCATAACTTTGAATGACATGTTCTAATCTTGGCATATGTTCTTTATCCCAATCCTTCCACCATTCTCGTTTTAATATTGCACCTTCTTCTGAAGTTGGATTCTGCATCCATTGTGCGTTCCACTTGCCGAGTGATAAGGACGCTTTAACTGATTCCAGTTCATCAAGCTTCCAATATTCCGGCCATACAGGTTTACCACTCGGCATAATTGCCGGAAACTCTACTATGTCCCATTGATCTGATTTAGGTTCAGATTGATTCTTTAATAAAATTCCAGTTAAATCTTTTGTGTTCCATCTTGTCATTACACAAACAATTTTTCCTCCTGGTTGTAAACGTTGTCTTGGTCCTGATGTGTACCATTCGTATGCTCTCTCTAATGCTCCCATGTTCATAGCGTCTTGCTCACTATGTGGATCATCAATAATAAGTAAGTCAGCACCCCGTCCAGTGATTGCTCCACCGACTCCGGCAGCGAAGTATTCGCCGCCTTGTGCTGTTTCCCACCTCCCAGCGGCTTGACTGTCTTCTCTTAATCTTGTTTGAAATATTTCTTGATACTCAGGAGAATCAATTAATGTTTTAGCTTTACGACCAAAACGTACTGCAAGTTCTCCTGTGTGGGTTGTTTGGATAATTTTTAATTTAGGTTCCCTGCCAATCATCCAAGCAGGTAATAATGTAGATGCAAATTCAGACTTTGTATGTCTGGGTGGCATATTTACAATTAATCTTTTAATCTCGCCTTTAGCTAACTTATCAAATTTATCTGCAATAATTTTATGATGTTGACCTTCAATAAATTCAGGCCATATGTGTTTGGTAAAATTTAAAAAATTTTTTTGAGCTTTTTCTTTTTTATCTTCTTCAGCTATTCCATTTAATAATTTTATAGCTTTATCCCGTACGTCTGCGGGTAGTTTATCCAAGTCTTCTAAAGTGTATTGTTTTGGCATAAGAAAAATTTTTGTAAAATTTTTTTACATGTTTAATTTAGACTTATAATGATTTTAAAGGATTTGACCATACAAAACTGACTATATAGGGTAGGTATATAGGATCCCTATCTTCTAGGGGTTTTGCTTATTAGCAACATTTCGAATTTCCAAATCGTCGTGGTACCTCTATCAGTTGTGGGTGGGGAGGGTGGGCCCGCGAGCCACCAAGCGATACAACCTGTGCGAGCTATGCAGTTATTGCATAGGATAATGTAGGATAGGGTATGCACGAAGTGCATACCCGTATGAAGTGTTTAATCTAGTAGTGTCATATATTCTTTTGTAAAGTTTCTGCTAAACCAATCCAAACCCTGTTGCATTGTATCATAATCCTCAGTAGCCTCAGCCCCTAAGATAGTGTCATAGATAGCAACTGCAAAGCTTGGCAACTTAGCTGATTGAGTAAATGTTTCATCACTAAATCTATTATGAACAGTTATTTCTTTAGTTGGTTCTGCACCAAAGAAACATTGGTCAAATGGTTTAGGTATCTTGTACTCTTTGTTATTGTATTTGATTGTTTTCATATTATCCTCTTTCTGTTATAGGATAATCCTACTCTAGTTCGGTCCTGTTGTCAACCCTTTGTATTGAACTACTTGGACCCCAATGACCATTGTCCTCGGTTACCTTGTGATAACCTTGGCTCTCTCGTCTGTGTCTGATAAAC